AACCGAGCGAAGTAGCTCATAGTGTCTTCTTCGCCTTCTTCCGATACCTGCTCAGCAGTTACCGGTTCTCTTGGTTCCTGTGGAATATGAGGATTAAGAACAGCTGCTGGTTCAACTGGTCGTGCAACCTCATCTAGAGATACTGCTGCGGCAACCGTTTGAGGTGCAGACATTCCAAGAATACTATTCAACTTAGTCTTTAGTTCGTCGTATGTCTTGTAGTTCTTTGGATCAGTCCACTCGGATAGATCGTGCATTTGATTATACAATGATTCTAATTTCTCATCGTTATCTGCTAATGCACTTAGCGATGCAAATTCAGATTTATCATAGTTACGATAACCTTCAACCTGACGAATCTTCAGTTTAAAGTTAGCACCTTCCCACATGTCGAACGGATTTACCGGTTCTTCATCTTGGAATTGTGGCTGCATCATATCCATAATCTTATCGAATATTTTCTTACCGTACTGATACATGAATACCTTGCCTTCGTTGGCAGGATTACCTGGATCAGATACAACAAGAATGTTTGAGACATAATGAAGACGACGCTTCTGCGTACGTGCTTTATCTTTGTCTGCTTCGATACCTGAGTTCCATAACAGTGAGTTCATCTCACCGACTGGATCGTTTAATCCAATAGATGTTAATGACTTCTCAATATACCATTGGCCTTGTGGACCTTTGAAACCATGGTCCCAATATCTGGCCCACGGTACATCTTGTCCTTCACCTGCTGGTAAGAAACGAATGACTGCATAACCATTGCCAGCTTTATCAACTGTTGGTTTCCACATTCTTTCGTCTGTATAGGATTTCTTTTCTGTGCTACCACCTACTGCTTCTGCAGCCTGTAGTAGATTTGATATTTGATCGCGATTGCGTTTTAAGTTTGCAAAACTCATATGTTACTCCGTATTACTGAAATGTTACTGAAATATTGTACACTGGATAATTCATAATGTACATAGTATTTATTCAAAAAAGCTATCATCCAGTGAATTTGTTTTAGGCAATAAATTAAGAGACATTGCCTCAGCCTCAAGTTTGCCCTTTATAATAGGGCTCACAAACTTTCGAACGTCTTCTGGTTCGATGTTGTTCTTTTCGCAGATGTCGAGGATAGCATCCATATAGGATAGCTTTTTCTGTACAACAGCCTCCTCGATCATCTTGCTAAATTTAGATTTAGATAAAAAATCTTCGGTCATAGGTCTCCCATCGTTAGGTCATCCCAAACTGTTCCGATGTCTGAGTAAAATACTCCATGAGTACGTTTAGCATTACCGTTAGCGTCATAAGCTGGAACTACGCTACGCCATTTTATTCTATTCTGTTGATACTCACCATAGTAGTCATCAATGTAATCACCATCACGTAAGTATCTTTCAAGATTACGAATATAAGCTTGATGACTAGCAACACGTGCTTCTGAACCTTTTGCTTTTTGACGAAGATCTTTACGAGCAGAAGATAATTCTTCACGCTGAGTCTTAATCCAGCCTTGTACTTTTCTAAAGTAGAAAGGATCGTCTTCACCTCTTGCCAATACACTTTCGTGTATGTATTTGTATTGAGGTGGATTAGCTGCTTGTCGCTTTGCTCTAGCTTTCGCTAGTCTTTCACCTGCCGCTGCACGCTGTTCAGGCGTCATAGGCTTTCTCTTTTTACGAATCTTAACCATAGTATTTCTCCTTCATAATATTATTCTATCACGTTTAAACGGATTTGTACACAGTTAAATTTATTTTTTTAGAGAGTGTGATATTAATGTTACTGTTCGTTTACACGAACTACTACTTCTTCACCATCCTCAATCTTTGTCATGAGAAAACCTTTCTCAATTAAGATAGTGATCGTAGTATCAATAACTTCATTAGTCTGTCGTTCAGAGTGAGACTTACCTATCATGTACGCAATGCCAGAAGCAATGAGTAATAGACCCCACATTAATATTTGATAGTCAATGCCTGTCATTAATCACACACAAAACTGACTACATTCGCAGTTCTGAATGACCGCCAACCTTCTGCCTTTGTATCCCATACAGCAAGTACTTCTTCATTTAAATCACGTACTTTCTTTTGTGTAATTGGATCTTTAGTTGCTGCAGGAATGATATCCTCTCGAAGTGTACAAACCATATTTCGTTCTTCACCATTTAGTTTTGTAAATATCACTCGACACCGTGATGTTTGTAGCATCTCTTTCATTTCGTTTCTCGTTAGCATCTTTTACCTCCAATGTGTATGTGCCTTCTGGTAACGTCCAAGCCTTCATTAGCTTGTAGTACATAGTTGCTGTCAAAGTTATTACATCAAAAAATTGTCTTTTCTCATTCCATTGACGTATATAAACTAAGTCATCATAAATTAGAACAGAAACATCTTCACCACCCATTTCACTTAGAATGGTGATTACAGTTTCGTCCATATCGTTTTCTATTGTAAACATTATTCCTCGCCTGGTTCATAATCGATAAACATCTTTAATGTTTTCCCATCATCTTGCAAATCAAACTGTACAGTATTTACATCATATCTTATAAGCTGTCTACCATTATTATCTATAACTTCGACTCTGTTAATCTTTTCCCAATCCATATTCGAATCCAATCACAATACCAGGTTCTATATTACCATTTACATCTTCAGCAGCTGGACCGATAAAAAAGTTTTTATATGTTGCTCTCATAAAAGGAACAACATCGTTAAGTTCATCATATCCAGTTGAGATTCCTATCTCAGCACCAAAGTCTTTATATTCATATCTATAGCCGGCATATAGACTCATTCTGTCCATACTATTGTAGTATGCACCAGCAATTTTTCCATCATCGTGCCACCTCACGTGTGGGTGTATCTGATTGTAATCACCTTCTAATCCTAGATGCATAGATAATCCAAGCGCTAATGCAATGTTACTCATCGTCGCATCTTTGCCATAGCTACGGCATCCTTCTTACGTGTAACAGGTACACTATTAGATTTATGCATAGTACCAATACCAATGATATAATCACCGGTGTATTGATTAGCATTGCCCTTAGGACATGTGCCAGGTATGGCATCAGACGTTGTTACTCCAGAATTTCCTGCTTCTCTATAAACAGGTATTTCTGATCGATGATCTGATGCCTTACCCTTTACGCCCATCTTCTTAAGAAAGGCTTCGTGGTGTGCCTTGGCTTCTTTCCATCCAGGTTTACGTTTAACCTTACGACGGTTACCATGAACTTGTACACCACGAATCATATGCATACTCATATTAATCCCAATCGTTATCGTATCGAGTAGTTTCATACATAGTTTCGCCATAATACTCTTTGGCATAACGAGACGCATCTGTCCACTGATAGATGTTAGTCTCTTTAGGCAAAGGCATATTTGTCAGATTCTTAGACTTTTTAATCTGAGGCTTGATGTTACGCGTTTTACGTTTGATAGCATCCATCTTCTTTTTGCGGTTAAGATGATCGGCTGCTTTTTTGATAAGAGCCATACGCTCTTCTTGAGTAGTTGCTATAGTCATGTGACCTCCATAATATAAATTTATCCTACAACATTTGTAGGTACTTGTACATGTGACAAGTTGTCACATCCTTAATGCATCTATCAGCTGCTCCTCAAGATACTCAACATCATCTTTATTGCACTGAAACCGAATACCAATTCCGCCTGCATTTTCCCAAGCAATAATATTCGAAGGCTTATCATCAATTAAGATGTTAGATTTACCAGACAATCTACTAATTGCATACTTATCCTTATTAGAAGTAAATATTAGTTTCTCAAGATCATCAGGTAGAAAACCATGAATTGTAAGCCATTTACGTTTCCAAAATGCAGAGTTAAAATGATCATCTCGAAGAGGCGAAGAACAGATTCCCCAATCTCCATCTGAAAGATCTTTTACAAGTTGAACAATATCTGCAGATTCTGCGAAAGCAGGAATCTCATAAAAGAAATCTGTGTTACGAATCTCATTTAAGCAACGCTCGATATTCTTAATATCTTTCCAATGATCAGCACCGAAATCGTCTTCGAGTTTTCCAAAGAAGTCAGCGATGACTCCATCCATATCCAAATATACTGTCATTACACACCAAACCTATCTGCTATTTTATCTAGCGTTTCTTGTCCGCCTGATGATAGCCTATCCCAATCGAAATATAAATCTTCGATTAATTTTTTCACAAGAGAAGTACTCCAGCCTTCAACAGTCAAAGCTTTTATGTCAGCTATATAGTCTAGAGTTGCTTTTCCACTAGATGACATTCGATAATAATCGAAATATAAGTCATCAATTAATTCTTTATTTTTTTCAGAAACACCCATTAAGCAGCATCCTCTTCCATCACTTTTGCAATGATCATGTTTGAATGATAATGAATACCAAACTGCTCACAAGCGGCAGCATGAATGATCTCACGAAACTTAGGAGCTATTGCGTCCTCACAATATTCCCAGTTGATTCGTGCATCAAATGCCATTTGACTACGAATCGTAGGAACAGGAACTTCAGCATAGTTCATACTAAAGATAGAAGCAAACTCTTTACGCTGATTCATCAGACCATTGTTAAAGCAATCGTACACAGCATTCTGAGCTCTACGAAACTTTTCAAGATGTCTGTTAGTTGATCGAGGTGATTCTACTGATCCCTCAAGAGGTAATAAATCAGTTAACTTATCGATTACAGGCTCCATATCGCCTAATGTTCTTTCCATCCACATAATAAACTCCTTCATGTTATATTAATACTCTATCACGTTTCATATCAAATGTACATAAAAAAATGTACTTTTTATAAAAAAAGTGGTAAGTGTGATAAAAATGTTACACTAGATAGTATAAAAATCGAATGGATGATTTTTATTGTGTTTGATAAGTTGATTAAGAGTAAAGAGAAAATGAAATTTATTGTGAGTTGGAAAAATAAGATATTGTTCGGAAGATGGTAAATTGAGTGTTTTTAAATATGTAATGATTTGAGGTATAGAGTCGAAAGAAATAAGTGAGGTATGAGTAGTAGGGTTTAAAAGATTGAAAGTCATATTATATTTCCTTTTTGTTAATATAATTATTTCTAACATATTATAAAGCGTTTGTACATAAAAAAATGCGCATAAAGCGCATTTAATTTTTACTGTGACATTTATGTTACACTATCTGTCGGATAGCGGATTATCTAGTGCTTCTTGCAATCTTTCAAATATTTCTTTATCTAATGCCTTCATATCAGTTCTTATATCTTTATCTAATAGCCTTGCACTAGCCTCTATCTCACGTATGGATGCAGTAACATCTTTCTGCTGATCATTCATATCGTTACGTATAGATTCTAGTGTAGTACCTATACTGGCTTGTGTAGCTTTAATTCGTGCTTCTGATTCCTCAAGGTTTGTGCTAATCGTATCACGTAGATTTGCCATCGTGTCTTGATTATCTTTAAGAGTTAATCTAAATCTCTCTTCAAATGTATCAAGTTTTGTGTACACATCATTGCGTAATTTTCGTACTGTAGTTTCTGCTCTCTGTACTTGTTCTTCTAAAACGACTATTTGTCCTTCGAGTCGTGAAACATCATTGGCTAAATCTTCTCTAATCTCTGTTGTGTATGCTATGGCATCATCTAGTTTTTGTAATTGTAAATCATTAGCGGCCGCTATCTCATCCACATCTACATTCTGAACAATTTCTCTCATGTCCATATAGTCTTTGTAGAATTCGAATCCTCCCCATGCAGCACCACCTAATGTGGATAATGCAGTAAGAAGTACCATCATCTTACCGCCTTTAAAGGTCATTCCTCCGAATTCCATCTCAGCCATCGATCAGTCCCTGCAATTGTGGACCAAAGTTACCGACAGCCCAAAGCAAGATAACCAAAGCAACTACTCCGATTAATACCCATTTCATTTTGAAATCATCTACTGTCATTTTAAATGCAAACAACTCGTTACCTAATACACGAATTGCCATTTCTAATTTACCTTCTGGTTCGTCTGCCATATCTATTCCTCAAATTCTAGTTTTTTGAGTTGTTCTATTTCTTTTCTCAGTTGTTCCAACTCTAAAGATTTCTTTTGTAATTCCAATTCATATAATCTATTACAGTCAATTCTCTTCTTTGGTTTAGCTCCGAGTGGTATCACTATTCTACTATAAACACCTATACTACCAACTTCTTTATCATTTACCCAATCATTGAATGCATCATATCTACCGCCGTCTATAAGTCCGGTTACACCAAACTCTAATGTGGTTGCAGAACCAATTGCATTCGAACAATCCATTTGACCTGATTTAAATTTATCTGATTGATAACTACCAGGGGCACTTGGTAATTGTAGGTTAAGAGAATCTGCATAAGCAGAACTAGCCATCATACAAATAACCAAAATGATATATCGCATTATAATCTCACTTTATTCTGGAGCAAATCCTTGATCTAACTCCTGTACCTGTCGTATCAGCTTTTAAATGCTTTGACGTTGTGCAAATAAACTCTATACGATCAAGGTCGCTTTTTCTAATATTTACTTCAAAATCTATATGCTCAAGGTGTTCTAGTTTCATTATCTTTTTACTTGAATGAAATGGTATCTTATTCCACTCTATATCATGTACAGATATCTCATAATATATCACATCCTCACGTCTATTCCACATATGTAATTTTGCATAATATACACCATCAACAATATGAGGTTTAAACTCAGGATATGTTGGTGTCAGTTCATGAGCTGCAGCGCTACTTGTTAATAGCACCGCAGCCATAAATGATTTCCACATCTTGCGTCTCCCTATGGGGGTGGCCCTGGATTATGCCCTCCGAATGTTCCTGATACGGTAGAGCTGGACCCTCCACTTCAATTAGCTACGCAAATCGCTGTAACCATAGCCTTATACTCACCACCTGGAAATGCTTTGTCATTACCATATGTGACTTCTGATTCAATTTTAAACCATGTACTTCCGGCTTGTGTTAGTGCAAATTCAGTGTGCTCATTATATTCAGTTTTTGCAGCTTCATAACCTGACATAGCCGTAACTGTACCAGATGAATATGTTGTTTCACCATCCCAATTAACAGCATCAGTTAGTGTTGGCGAAGTTGTAAAAGTTGTTGGCCAACTAATCTTTGCTGTATATGCATTCGCTAGAGTAACGTCGTAACGTACTTTAGCATCTACACCACCATCCGCAGCTTTAGTACTCAACTCATCAGCAGTTGGGTTACCATAAACGCCTGCGTTAGCGGTAAAAACGGAACACTTAGAGGATACTGATCCACCGATCTCAGTTGCCCAAGCACCAGTAGTAGCAAATCCAATTGCTCCAAGGGTTATAATAGTTCTGAACATTTGTTTACTCCATTATTGTTCATACTGTGAGCGAACCATTGTCTTATGATTAGCATCAGATGCTAAGTTTCTCAACGCTCGTCGATTATCAGGATAACTAATACTCGGTAACTTTAGTGTTTCCTCGTATACACCACCCTGTAATGATGTAGCATAATATTGGTCGAGTTTCGGTGTCTGCGCTAATTCCGCAAGTATCGATGCCTGCTCACTTGTATCAACCATGGCTTCGAGAGTCTCTCCCCCAAGTTGTTCTTCCAGGCTTTCTTCTTCCTTTTCCTCTTCAATTTCTTCAATTTCTTCTTCTTTAGGTTTCTCAGCTTCATCTGCTAAATTAGCCTGAACCCACTCATCATAAAAAGGATCATCAACTGTTGGTGCTTGCAGATTAGAAATATAATCTGATAAAGCATCATCATAACCAGGACATATTGGATCTGCAAGAGGTGTTAAATAACACTTTTCCAATGTCTCATCAATGACCATCTTATAGTTATATATTACGTACGGATCCTCTATTGACCCTTCACCGTCAATATCTAATGAACCTTCTCCCCATCGATTCGCATTGCTATAACCAAATCTAAAAAACTTTCTTATTGTACCACCGTGCAGTTGACTCCAGTCGTCTGTATTCTCAAATATCTTTTCACCAGGATTTGCCAAATCGTCATGCGATAAAGTTACGGTTGCATCAGCATCTTTTTCTTTTACCATTGTATATTTGTATGTTAAACCATTAATTTCAACAGTCATATATGGCTGAGAAAAATCAGGTAATATATTAGTCAATGCCCAACGTAGTCCATTCTGAGCAGCATTATTTGTCGAAGCGTAAGTGGTATCAGAGTAGCAATAAGAGTAAGAGGCTACCCACAAAACCGCCGCCCAAGAGAGTCGACTTCGTGTCATCTTCCATATCCCTAATTATATTTTTCTGTGGTTCTTCAGGTTGACGATCGCTATCTGCAATCCATGCTGCTTTTGCTGCATCGCCAATCATTCCATCATAAGGACAGGGGGTACCTGCGTCCATCATTGCATCGAATACACGAGGATCTTGACACATAACTGAAACCGCTGCTACTTTCATACCCATGTCATATAAGGTCTTTGCGTTCTTCAGTTTCTCACAATTCATATCCCGTACTGTCTTACCAGCCGAGATACCTAAAATCTGTGTTTGTACTGCACCAGATATGCCAACTGTACATAGATCAGAGTTAGCTGAATTAATTGATGGTGCAATAGCGGAAGGGGGCGGTGACTTAACTGTCGTAGTAGATGTAGATGTACTATCTACTGTAGAAGTGTTAATGTTATCTGTTTTGATTACATCTTCGGCTTCTTGGCCTAAAGATGCCGTGGCGATAAAAATCATAACCACTAGTAAACCTAGTTGTCTGAGCATATTAAAATCCAGTAATAATTTAGTATATGCTTGTATTTATACTAAAGTGGTTCTCCAGTTTTAGTATCTAGCCAATTAAAACACTGTGCTTTGACAGG